CTGCTGGGGACGATCATAGTGCCGCTATTAGATCTGGCGGCACATTATTTACATGGGGCTATAATACTTTTGGCCAATTAGGAGATAGTACGCTTGTCAATAAATCTAGTCCAGTTCAAATAGGATCTAGCTCATGGACTGCTGTAAATGCTGGCCGTACTCATACAGCTGCTATTCGTTCTGATGGTTACTTATTTGCATGGGGGCTAGGTAGTAGTGGCCAAATAGGGAACAATAATATAAGTAATAGATCTAGTCCAGTACAAATAGGATCTAGCTCATGGACTGCTGTAAGTGCTGGTAATCTACATACAGCAGCTATTCGATCTGGTGGTACATTATTTACATGGGGAAATAATGGCCAGGGCCAATTAGGAGATTCTACTCTGAGTAGTAAATCCAGTCCTGGGACAGTCGGAAACAATTTAATATTTTCACGAAGCAGTCCAGTCCAAATAGGATCTAGCTCATGGACTGCTGTGTCTGCTGGTAACAATTATACAGTTGCTATTCGTTCCGATCAACTATTATTTGGGTGGGGACAAAACCAATGGGGTCAAATAGGAGATGGTACATCTGATGATAAATTCAGTCCAATACAAATAGGGGCTAGCTCATGGACTGCTGTGTCAGGAGGGGGACAACATACGGTAGCTATTCGTTCTGATCGACTATTATTTACGTGGGGGCGGAATCATTATCAGCAGTTAGGAGGTGGTGGTGGTACTAGATCCAGTCCAGTACAAATAGGATCCAGTTTATGGACAGCAGTGTCAGCTGGTGCTAGTCACACAGCAGCTATTCGGTCTGATGAATTATTATTTGCATGGGGACGTAATCTTGAGGGTCAAGTCGGAAATGGTACAATCACTGGAGCTATATCCAGTCCAGTTCAAATAGGATCTAGCTTGTGTGCTACTGTAGATGCTGGTGGGCGACACACAATGGCTTTGTTCAAATACTTTGTATAATAAAAAAGCCCCTTTCGGGGCTTTCCTTTTACTCTTCTTCTGCTAACTTCTTAAAGAAGTCCATGTCTTCATCATCATCCATTTCTGGCATCTTTGATGGAGCAGGTTTAGCTGCAGCTGTTTTTGGTTTAGAAGCAGCTTGGGTTGATTCTCCATCCCACGGTGCAGCACTCGATTCCGTTACAGATGAACGAGCAGCTGATATACCACCATCAAGACCTAACGCTTTATTCAAACGAGTTTTTAATTCATCATATGATTTAAACTCTTTTGGTTGAATAAATGTTTGAAGCGAGTGTTCTTGTTTCCAGAGGGATTCAAGTTCCTCATCATCATTCATTAAAGGACTTGCATCCTCAAACTCCGATTTATCGTAATTGCGATATCCTTCTACCTTACGAATCTTCAGCTTAAAGTTGGCACCTTCCCAAAGATCGAATGGATTGATCTTCTTCTCATCTTCAAATTCAGGATTCATTGCTAATTCAATCTTATCCCAAATCTTCTTACCATACTTGTAAAGCATTACCTTGCCTTCATTTTCTGGATGGGCAGGATCTTTAACAACGTAGATATTAGAGATGAAAGAGAGGCGACGTTTGTACTTACGTACAAGTTCTTTATTAGCTTCAATTCCAGAGTTCCACAATTGGGAATTGTATTCTGATACTGGATCTTTCTGACCAAGCGTGGTTAAAGACTTCTCGATGTACCAACCATTAGGACCTTGGAATCCATGATCCCAAATACGTACATATGGTGCACCTTCGTCTCCATCAGCCTCAGGAGTTGGCAGGAAGCGAATAACAGCATAGCCATTACCTGCTTTATCAACTTCTGGCTTCCAGAATCGATTGTCTTCTTGTGAACCTTGGGTGGGGGCGTTCAGTTTTTGAACTTCGGTGACTAGCTTGTCAAATTGAGACTTACTATTTTTTCTAAGTGATGCAAATGAGCTCATATTATTTTCTCCGTATAAGCGTTGTATTAAATGTATGTTCGTCGTATCCACTAACTACCATGATATAGAGTATTTATATTACTTTATTACTTGAAATTTGTCAACGACTATTTGTTTTAGTTTAGTTTTGTCAAACTTTAAGAAAGGTTTGTACTTCTTACACGTCTTGTGTATTGTTGGCCATATTACGTCTTCGTCAATATGTTTATTCCAGTGTCTAAAAAAGCCGCACATATCATTCAATATAATTAATGTCTCTAATGATATCTTTTTCTTATTCAATAATTTTAGTAATAGTGGATGGTTATTACTTGATACTGTAAAGTTGTTATTATATTCTTCATCAAGCTCATCTAGCTCTTTCGTGAAGATGTATGTAAGGGATTCTTGTCTACTAAGCCAGCGCTTATAGTTGTCCTCAGCCCTTTGTTCGTTTATAAGTTCTCCAACCCAAACGTTTGCGCTATCTTCAATGATGTTGGCTAAGACATACTTTTCAGGATCTTTATGCTTAGCCAACTTAATGAAGAAATACTTGTCAGGTCTCATTTCAAATGATTTACCATTTGCTCTTGTCTTTCCGCCATAGCGGAAGTAGTCGTATGTGTCTGAATTAAAATGATTCTTCAAGGCGACATACAACTTGTATGCCTCATAACCAGTCATAGTTCACTTCATATAGGTAGTTTTGCAGTCTTCGGAAAATACCCAGCGCTTTCAGCATCTACTCTTACTCGCGCTTTAAATTTTGCATTCTTTTTTATTAACTCAGCAGCCGTCTCTACTTCTAAGCCCGTTTGCTGACAATAATATAAAATTGCATCAAGGTATTCCATTCTTTTTTCTTCAGCAATACGCTCAATCGTTTGGATAAAATCCTGCACGTTGATAATTGCATTAATTTCTTGTTCACTCATTATTTAAACACAACAAGAGCTAATAAGAACGCTTGAATAAAGAATCCAAGCCCAATTGTAATAATGTGTAGCATGTCTCTAATAATCAATGCTCGAATGAACATCAACAAGAGACCACCCCACGCAAACATCACAACATCAAGCGAAGGAAGTTTATCCGACATACCAAGGATTAACGATAATATAGAAGGGATTGTTGCGCAATGGACAAACACAACAGCTAACCATCCAATAGCCTCAGATGATAGATGAGAAAACTTATCTTGTATTACGTTCTTAAGAGTGTTAAAGTACACATCAAATTTTTCCATCTGTTTTATCCTTATAAAATATATGTAAGCCTATCTTGCCAATCTTTTCTTTATTCCATTTAGGATTAACGTAGTCCGCATGATAATAAAGTGCTTCCTTTAAGGAAGGAAGTCTAAATCCTTCTAACAATACCTTCTTTGCTACAGCTTCACTTTCTTCCCATAGCTTAGGATGTACGGGTCTTGTTTTGTATGTTGATTCACAAAACCAAGAAAACTGACATACTACTTTATCATAAAATATATTACGTTGTTGTACGACTCCACAAACAGTAGTGGGAAATTTTCCACTATTCATTCTGTTTATTGTTACTTGAGCTACAGCGACCTTACCTTCAAATGGTTCTGATGCTGCTTCCCAATAAATGTTCTGCGCTAGGCATTGTATTTGCTGTTCTCTTTCCTTGACGGATATGTGAGCTGGCAAGCCTGTTGTTTTAACGTAATCGCTAGTTCTAATACTAACTGCAGTGTTTATCAAAAGGCCTACAACAAGTAAACCTACCAAAAAGAAAACTCCTCTGAACATTAGTTCGAAGTTTTTAAGTTTAGGCACGGAAAGTGTCCTATTCATAATACCTCCTTTATTTGTTACAGCTCTATGCATTATACCATAAGACGGCATAAATGTCTACTAGCATTTTATTGCATTAGTATGCGGCGCAAGTTGTACTTTTTGGTTTTTGTGTTTAGTACGCTAGTACGCTAGAGCTTTATGGGTTAGTTCTGCTTTAGGGAAACCAAAAAATCTGGCTTTCCAATCGTTCTGTGCAAATCCGATTTAAGAAGACCAATGGTCCTTCTTTGCTTCAATCGCTTTGCTGCGTCCTTCCAATATGTGGCAAGGACAAACTTCTCGATGTTTTCCTTATAGGCAGTACACTCCTCTAAAGTAAGAAATCTGACTTGAAGACAGAAATCAACGCCCCATTTTTGCTTACATTGAATAAGATACGTTAGCTTGGGGAGTTTGGGTTGAAAAAGCAGAAGCTGTCTGTATGCATCTTCTGTATAGTTGTATCTGTGGTGGTAGGAGTATTTATATCGTACAACTCCTACATTGCTATTGCTGTGCGGCTTTACCCTCATCCATTTTTTGGATATTCTCAAATTCATCTGAGAATAACGTCAAGGCTTTCCGCAAACTCTCAATTTCTTTCATTGACTCAACAAGAACGGCTCTTGTTGTTTTAGGAAGATCTTCCATAATTAATGTGTTTTGTATTTGATCAACAATGTCAACGTATTCCGATATTACTTCTTCACTCATACTATATCCTATTCTGTTGTAGGTGTTACCACTTCCCCATCAGCAGTTGCCTGTGTCTTTGTTTTGTTGCATGCAAAGCAACGCGCGCGATTTGTTGTATATGTTAGTGCACCGTCTTTTGCGCTACAATTGTGAGCCCAATATTCTGTGTTTAATGTTTCTTGTGGTATAAGCATATTACCTCGTTGGGTTAATTGGTGGTTTTAAAGAGAACCACCAACTCTTAATAATTACTTCTTAGCTTTTTCGTCTTTCTTAGCTTCTGCTTTTGGAGCATCTTTCTTTGGCTCCTCTTTCTTAGCAGGGGCTTGTGCGAAAGCTGTTACAGCAAATGCTGTTGCGATAAGTGCGATAAGTTTTTTCATGTTAATTCCTTAATAAAGTTAATAAAGTAATAATCAGTTTGTCACTATCAAAAGAGTCCAAGGTTTCAATGTACCGGGTGCTCATGCGTAGCAAAGACTTACCAATTCGGGATGGTTGATTCTGTTGCCAAGCTCAACCATCAAAACTCCGACTAGCCTAGTTTAGGCTGCCAATGCGAACTTTTCATCGTTTGCGGTTACTTAATTGCTTCTACGACCGGGTATCCCCAATCCTAACGAGTTTCACATTCCCGTGTTGCCGTCTTTTCTATCTCACGCTGTCGAAACCTGGTCACCCCCATCATAAAAAAACTATTGCAAATATAATTAGTGCCGCGCATATGCAAAAAACTCTTAGTTGGCGACTTTCTTCTCTGCGCGTCATAGTTTCTTTATGGTGGAGGTGGAGGGAATCGAACCCTCGTCCAACATGCCTTCGATCGGAAGGATATACAACAATTTTAATTACTCAATGCTACTACTACTAAAATCGGTATTAGGATTGCAATAGCAATGATTAGAAAGTTTCCTTTCTTCATCTGCCTAAGCTTCTCATTATCTATGCAATCATTACTCATTGCATTCCTAAAAACCAGATTACAAAAAGAAATGTAAGCCCTGCAGCAAGCATCTTTAATGCTCCAAACTGCCTTGCATTCTCTTCTGGTGTACAAAGTTTTTTCCAGTATTTGTTCATATGTTCTCCTACAAATTATTTATCTAAAAAAGAGCATCTTCAAATATTGAAAGGTCAATCCTTTCCTTCTTTGGTCTTGGTAGCGCTTCTAATTTCAACGAATCATCGTCTCCCATAAACCGCAATGCTTCTTCACGAGTAAAGAACCGCCTAAGCGGTCCTTCACTGTCTGATACAATAAATCTACAGCGAGCCATCAACCATTCTCTGGTCTTTGGCTCTCTCAATTACGCTGCCTCTGCAAACTCTACAGCAGTCTCAAGAGCTTTAATCTTGAGGTTCTTGTTTGCACCAAACCATGCTGATTGTAAACGTGTATCTTGTGAGCGACCAATCTCATGGTCAGTCAGGTACGTTACAGCATTAAATGCCTGCCACCAAGATCCTTCTGCAAAGTTATAACCAGGTTGTGTATGGACAACTTCCAATGCACGAGTAGCGCTCTTAGACAACTCTTTACGCTGCGGACCCTTTTCCTTATCATATGCAATAACAGGGAATACGCGGTTAAAGTATTGCTTGATAGTCTCTTCCTTATACTTACGTGAACCAAGGAATGCAGCCATCTCTTTATACTTTGCCAGCTTCTCTGTAGCAATACCAAGAGTCTGCTTTACTTCATTAGCATCAAACGCAGTTCTGTGGTTCTTCTTAACTACGCGGTCAGAACGCTGGTTAAGCGAGAGCGTAAGAGTATTATTGCATACTACGCGGATTGGTGTAAACCGTACATCAATACACTGACCAAACTTATGTGGGTTTGTAAACAGCAAGTAGCTATCTACCTGATCACCCTTAAACAAATCGAATGAGTCTTTTACCTTAGCAAGAGCCCATACAATCTGACCATCCTTCAAAGAACCGGCAGTATGCATCTCCATATCACCAGCACGGCAATACTCATCAAAGAACTGGAATGCTTCGCTATTTTGTACTGGATTCCAATCATTAGATACTACACCTAAGATTGAATCATCAGAACTACGTGTTAGCGCAGACCATCCAACATTCACTTGCTTACCGCTAATATTAGCAAAGGCCGGGATTTTTTCTACAGACCAATCTAACCCTGCTTTTTCTAACATCTGCGCAGGACTCAAATCAGCAGGAACCTTAGTACCTAGACCGTGCCATGGAACTTCACCTGCATATGCCATTGTTTCAATCATGTGTGCCATTTTTACTTCTCCATAATAACGTTTATCAAAGTAGGCGTTTTTCTCACCATGCCCCTATTATCACGTTATTCTCATAAAAAGTCAAC